GACCAGCAGCGCGAGGATGGTAGTAGAAGGCCACCGACTTGCCACCGATGAAGGCGTTGGATTCCGTCAGACCCTCAGCAGCCGTGTTCTTCACGGTTTCCATGACGAGGAACTCTTCCACACCGAAGATTTCAGCCAGTTTGGCATCCGTCACCAGAGCGGTATTCGTCACGGTAGCGCCACCATTCAGGCGGGCAAGGATCGTCGGGTGGTTCACCAGCGAGTCACGAACCTCTTTACCCACAACCATCACGTTCGGTTTGAAGCCGCCCGATTTCAGTTGGATGGTACGCATGATGTTCGTAACGTCTTGGATCGGGGTCGAGTTGGTGTAATCCGACCACTGACGCACTTGGTTGGTCGAGGGCGAACCCGAAACACCAGTCCAGTCAGTACCCCAAACGCCAGCAGCGAAGTAGGTCGAAGCCCACTTAACTTCACGGTCGATCAGCAGTTGTGTCGTCAGCATGTTCGAAGCAGCCGAGCGAATGTCCAGAGCCGCATCTTCGTTAGCCAGAGTTTCGAAGTCGAAGTCTGTTGCCAGCGAGAACACTTCCGTCAGGTAGGTATCGGTCGAGAGCGACATACCAACGCGAGGGGCTTGAGTACGGGGAGCGCGAGGCTGCACCTGACCCACACGGTTGAAGTCCGCACGGTTGTAGATGTAATACTTGTCGCTCTTTTTAGCAACCGAGACTTTCGGGAACACGCGGTCAGCGATAAAACCCGTAGTCGATTGCAGGAAGGCGATAGTCAGGTTGGTAAGCGGCTGATCAATATGAACAGCACTTGCGGTCAGCATAGCCATTTGTAGTATTCCTTTATTTAACTAGATTAGGCAGCGGCTTTGTCAGCGCGCGACAGTTCGATGGTGATAACTTGACCATCAACACCGTCTTCCAGAGCATAGCCGACGATCACGTTGGTCGAGGCAGCAGCTTTCGCTTTACCCGAAGTGCCAACAGCAACAGCAGCACCTTTCGAAATCGTGCCACCAGCTTTGACAGTCACACGACCATCGTAAGCAACAGTCAGGGCTTCACCAGCACCAGCAGCGGCTTGCAGAGCCACACCATCGGTACGCGCGTTAGCAGAGGTATTGTCCACTTGACCGTCCGAGGCCAGCGACACAAAAGTGAATTGGGCAATAGCAGAACCCGAAACATAGGTACGGGTAGCGAGACGTTCAGTAAATGCCATTTTCAAGGCTCCTTAATTTACTTTTTGTAGGTTTCAAGCACAAGAGCGCGGCCCTGTGCGGTTTTGATGACAGCAGCATACGCTTTATGGAAGTCTTTTTCCTTATTGTCTTCCTGATAGGCTTTAACCATGTCGTTAAGCTTTTCAGTCGGAGTTTTCAGGTCGTTTTCTGCATCAGTTTTGCCGACTTCTTTGTAGATGCCAGCAAACGCAGCATCAGCGGCCTTAAGAATGGCAAGGAGTTGTTCGTCGTTGCCAATAGACTTCAAGAGTTTACCACGCTCGTCAGCAGTCCCTTTAAAGTTCGGAAGAACCTCGTCAGCGCGTTTACGGAAAGCTTCGGCCTCAGCAGCCTTTTGCATTTCTTCTAGTTTTTTAAGGATCGGAGCAGGGACAGCCGACTTAGCAATCATTTCCCCTTCAACTTCGATCATTTCTTCTTTGGGCTTCGACTTCTCGATTGCTTCGGCTTCCATATCGGCAACCTTGGCTTTCAGAGTTTCGATTTCTTCCAGAAGCATCTTATTGACTTCTTCAAAGGCTTGTGCTTCGGCTTTCCACGACTTACGCATGGGTTTGTCGCCACAACCTTTATCAGCCTCAGTCATATCACCTTCGCAACCTGTACAGGTCGGGTCAGTGCAATTATCACAAGCAGCGGCTTTTTCCATACCCTGCGAAGCTTCCATCTGCATTTCCATCATTTCTTCTTCAGGAGATTTGATTTCAATTTCAATGGAGATACCTTTTTCAATATCTTCTTGTTCCATGTCTTCCCCTTCTGGGATGCGCTTAAAGATGGCAACCTTAGCGAGAGGGTCATCACCCATATCGACCAAGGAAACTTCTTCAAGTTCCAAGTTTACGAGTTCGGTGGGCATTACACCATCTCCTTCAAGGCTCGGCCCCCAATAGAGAAAGCCGCAAGTTTACCGCTTTTAACATCTTGCCACACTTTATTGTCATAGACTTTAATAGCGACAAGCCAGCCTTCGCGGTCAGACTGAATACCAAGTGCCTTTGAAATCTCATTAGTCAGAGGCATTGAATGAACAACTTCACCAATCTTGCCACCAGAGTGCATGGCCTTAGCCGTTCTCATGGAAAGCATGAAGTTTGTTGCTGCTTTAGCGATTTGGTCAGGACGAATAAACTCGCCACTGTGATCCAAACTAATCTCACCTTTATCTGTCGAGACATAGGCCCAACCATAGACAAGGCGTTCTTCGCTATCTTGCTTAAGGATTTGACCTTCGATCTTGACATCAGACTTGTTAGTCATTTCTGTCACAGAGACGTTATCATCCCACATACGACAAGACCAATAACGTGCGGATGTCTTATCAGAAGCAGTATCGCAAGAGTGTCTAGCACGGAAATTTGCACGGGCTTTAGGATCGTCCCTGCGGATTTCCATGTTAGGATCACCGAAGGTCACTTTCTTAACCTTGTCACCATCTTTTACATAGACGCCAAACTTCTTGGTCGATCCAGCAGGAAGACGGAAAGGTTTGTCCAGAGAGACTTCTTTGCCTTGATACATCGCTTTGGTAACGCTTGCTTGTTTAGCTTGCGACCAAGCACCAGCAAAGGCACGGCTTTCTGTCATGCCGTCTTCACCCATCATAGAGTTAAAGACGTTCCTAAAGACATCTTGTTGATGGCTAGAAAGTTTACTACGAACTGCTTTAGGAAGATCGGCATTAGAAGAATAAGGCATGTTAATCACCAAGTGCTAAGGGCTACACGCTTCCAAGTATTTGTAGCAACACAAATATAGAAGTAGTTAGCATCAAATGCGTTATCCCCTTTCGAACCCGGAGAAGTGCTTGTAGCAGGAACACCTTGCCAGATGTCTTCCACATGAGGTCTAACAAAGAGAGTGCCATTATTAGCAGCAGAAACAACGGCTGCAACAGAAATAACATTGTTAGGAGCATCTGGTTTTGTAGCAGTCAAACCACCAGATACGGAAGGAGATGCGTAAAGGATTTGACCATCTGTAAATGCAGATGTATTAATACCACGAACCTTACCAAAAGCAGTCACAAGACCTTCTGAACCATTTGGAATATCTTCTGTAGCAATACCCATAATGACATTGCTATTGTAAGCGCCATTAGCTTGGAAAGGTGCTACAAGAAGGATACCACTATTACCTTGGCTTCCTGCGAAACGACAGACTGTACCGTTAGTGATAGTAGAGCCTGTAGAGTTTTTAACCCTATAGTGCATTTCCTGACCAACTTGCAGGATAACATTACCACCATTCAGACCAAGAGAAAGTGTCTTATCTGTGGTATCCCAAGACAGTTGACCTTCTAAAGGGGTTGCAAGGGTGTTTGTCTTATCAAACTCAATATAGTCAACAGACTTAAAAAACTCTTCCCTAGTGATCTTTTTTGTAGTAGAAGCAGAGGTATCAACAATAGCAAGAAGATCGTCTTGAGCGGCACCTTCACCAGTAAGAGAGGTTAGACTAGAAATTTTTTGATTAGCCATTATGCCAACTCCGGTGTAATAGTAACAGCGAGATTACCACTATTAGGGAAAGTCTCTACAGAAAGATCAGAGTAAGTTACTTCAAACTCTGCATAGTAAGTTCCAGCCGTAGAGGTATCGCCAGATTGCCAGAAGTATGTCACAACGCCATTAGAAGCGTTTGTGATAGTCATGTTCTGGTTAACCTTGATCGTACCCTCAAAAGATTTCAGATGGAACTTGACTGTTGCACCAACAAGACTAATGGGATTTCCATTATAATCTTTAAGAGTTGCCTGTAGGGCTGGCGATGTATCATTTTGTTTAATTGTGAAAGCCATCATACAGCCCTATTTTCAGAGTTCATAGTGACAGAGTTTTCAATACTGACAATAACAGAACTGTTTGCACTATCTCTCAAAGTTGGACTATTACCACCTTCTGCCAGAGAAGCGTCATTGTAAAGTTCTGTTATTGTAACACCGTTGTCAGAAACACCTGTAATAGAAACAATCCGTCCCCTAGAAGCGTTAAGATACGCATTACCAAAAGTTGGTTGACCAGTGGTAATATTAGTGGCAGAAAGATTCTGATTAGAGACAATTACAGTGGATTGAACTGTGGGCGAACCAGTAGTAATTCCAACTGTAGTGAAGTTGTGTTTCTGATTGAATGTTACAGAGGGAACATTCGGGGAGCCTGTCGTGATAGATGAGGCAGACAGGTTAAATTGAATAGAAATAATCGGGCTTGCAACACTCGGACTACCCGTTGTAATGGTAGCAGCGTTGAGAGCATGATTTACTATTAGATTTACACTTGGTACAGAAGGTTGACCAGTTGTAATCGGAGAGGAAACAAGCACATTGTTCTGCGACAAATTAGTGGCAGAAACAGTGGCATTACCTGTAGTGATGCCTTGTGCAGAGAGATTGTTTGTTACAGACAGTGTAGAACTGCCAACAACAGGGTTTCCTGTAGTGATGTCGTTAGCTGTAATAGAGGCTTGAACAACTGTTACATCAGGTGTTCCTAAAGTAGGAGAACCTGTAGTAATACCATTAGCCAACAAAGCGGAGGTAACGGCAAGAGCAGTTGTTCCGAGAATAGGATTACCAGTAGTGATTGCTACAGAGGTAAGAGCCTGATTTTGAATTAGCGAACATGTATCGTTAGTTGGGGAACCAGTTACGATACCATTTGCTAGTAGTTGTTGCTCTTGTGCAACAGTTGCAGCACCATTTACAGGATTTCCTGTTGTGATGTTGTTTGCAGTAAGAGAGTTTACAGGGAGTGATACTGCCCCATCATCACCAAGTGTAATTGAGGCGAGAGGGGCAAAACCAAGCATTTACTT